TCTTGGTGGTGCAGGCTGCCCTAACAACTGCCCTACCTACTTGATGGTGCGTATCTGGAATACAGTTACACACACGTTCGATCCTCCGATTTACTACGACGCCTCTGGTGCAGTAGTTGTACCAGTGGGACCGGTGGAGCTTGTTAATCCTCAGTTTGTGCTGAATAATATCTTGGCACAAGTTACAGCGATTAATGCAGATCTTGATGTGGCACTGAGCACGCGTGCAAGTGAGTTGACCCTTCTTGCAACTAACGCATTGCTGACTACTTTAAACAGTACTGTAGCTACCGAAGCTACCTTGCAACTGGTTCTTGGATCTATCACTGCAGGTAATGCTGCACAAGCAACTGCTGCAAATCAGGCCGCACAGAATATCATTCTTACAGCAATATCTTCTGCTTTGGATGTTGCTCTTTCTACGAGAGCCTCTGAAGCTACTCTTGCTGCTTTCAGTAACAAGTACACGAATGTTTCTCGAGTACCTTCTGTGGTAAACATTGGAACTAACGTTGCAGGTAATACTGTAGCAGGTGTACAATCTGTAAGCTTGCGTTTCATCGGAACTAACGGTACACTTAATGGTGTGAACATGCCAAACGGATCGATCGTTTCTTTCAGTTCAAAAGCCGGAGATACTGTAGGGGCAATACCATACAATTCTCCAACATCTGCAGGCGGTCGTTTAATCATAACTTATTTGACATAACATGGGAGCAGAACAAGGAATAGCTTTAACCGGTGAGCAAATAGATGCTCTTTATGCTGCCAATAATCCTGGCGCTAGCAATCCTTTTGCTACCCTAGCTGATATCGTTGCAAGTAGCAACAATCTTAAATCTGAGTATCTTTTTCCTGTTGGGGCTTCGTACGCTAAAAATGGTGTACAAGCTATGTCTGACTTTGTAAACATACCTTTTCCTGTAAATCCTGGAGTGGTAGATGGTCGTTCAAGAAAGATCCAGATTATTACTACCTATGACAAGCTTAACAATGGTAACTCTACTATAAACTTCAGAGTTCTTTGTGGAGGTCTTGTTTTAGGGTTTATTCCTTTCACTACTGGTGTAGGAATAATTTCTGGGCGCTTTCTCATATTTGAGCTTGATATGACCTTTAGTGCTGCAAATACTCAAAGAGCTCTTTGTCGTTTGTATAACCAAAATGCTACAGCAGAGACTAATCGTCAAACTATTCTAGGCAATGGAGTCTGGGATAAGACGATTGCCAATAATATACAGTTTCAATGGGAGACCATAACTGGAGCTGGAATTAATCATCAGTTATCTGTACATCAAGTAACAAGTATATTGATATGACACTACAAGAGCTAAAAGAAATACGCTATAACGAGATCGATGAAACATCTCGAACAATCATCGATCAAGGATTTGTCTTTGACAGTAAGACATTTTCTATGTCATTGACTGCGCAAATCAACTGGAGTAATATACTCCTTATTCCGGATGACGTTTTCCCAGTGCCGATTTCAACGAAAGATCAAAGCATTTACTACTTGAGCCTTGCTAATCGTCAAGCTTTTTATTTGACAGCAATGAATGCCAAGACTACCCCGCTCTTTTCAGGAAGCGCTCTTAAAGAGCAAATCCGATTGTGTCAAGATGAAGCATGTGTGAATGCTGTAGTAGATAACAGATACCAACTATAACAAGAGCGTTAATTAGTATGTATGAATGCAGCGGATCTAACATTCGGGATCAAAGATGTAGTGGGAATTGTCCTAGCCGTATTGGCAGTAGTCGGATTTCTCTATGCTTTAAAGCGCACTGCAGAGAAAGCCAACGAGCAAACATCTGCTGTGAAGAAAGAACTTGATGACTACAAAAAGTCTGTTGAGGAGAAATTCCTGCACGCCAAGAATAGTAAAAAAGCCAATATACAGATGATCATGGATACCATCAAGACCAATAAAGAAGAAGTCGAGAAGAAGGAGAACCAGATCTATGCCCGGATGAATGAAGTTCGAGAAGAGCAAAAACTTGCACACGATAAGCTTTCAGACAAAATTGATAGCGTTGTAACAATGCAGCAGACTATGAATACTTCTCTTGCAGAGCTTACCGGTTTCCTTAAAGGTAAACGCAATGATGAGCATAGATAACGCAATGTACATTGAAGATCTGGATGTTCTTCATGTACACTCTCCTTTCAACTGGAAAAAGCCGCAAAGATATTTAGCAGCTGCTATCCGGTTTATGCAAAAGCTTCGTTATGGACCAGAAGCTGCATACTATTCCCACACAGCTATTGCTGTTTGGCACGGATCAGAGCTTTATGTTTACGAAGCAGATCCGGAAATAAAGAAGACCAAGTTCGAAGACTGGGTCATGGATAAAGAACTTTGCATCACTTGCATTCCTGGTAAGTTCTATGTTAATCATGGAACACAGAGTAAAGAAGAGCTGAAGACTATAATCAAGTCGAAGCTCGGTCTGAGATATGACTACTTTTCTTTGGTATTCTACCAGATTTTGCTTATATTATCAGGTAAGTGGTACGGAACTAAGAACAGTAACTCGTTCTATTGCTCAGAGTTTACCAGCTGGATTATGTACGTAGGTACAGGCCTCTTGGAAAACTGGTACAGCATGAGTCCAGCAAGATCATACCGGTTTTACCGAGATATGAGTTGGATCTGCTACAAAGGTAAAGGTTCCGATCTACTTGAAAAGTAAACAACAAATCATGGCAGCACAAGACAAATTGATCCCTACAGCGCTTCTTTTGGCTAACAACCTTAAGGGAACACGCTATTCTACAGGAGGGACCTATAAGCTTCCCGCAAAGAAAGCCAGCAAGTATCAGAATCCGTATACGGATGCTGTAGAATTCTTCGCTGATGTTTATCAGAGAGAGCTTTTGATTGCTAATCAGCTAGAGGGAACAACTCCTCCGGCCAGTGAAGTATTCTCTAAACAGTACACGCCTAATCAGAACAATCGTTCTCTTACACTAGGCATGGTAGTTGCTTTCAGTGAAGCTGAATGGGAAGAGCTGCAGATTGCCATTTCTCGCTCCTTCAATATCGTTTACCCATTTGACCAAGTTGGTCCATGGAGTAAGCCTGAAATTAATGGTTACAAAGCTTTGATGGGAACATTCTGGGACGATTCAACAGAGCTTAAAGCTGCCGATGGAACCACTCTGGATACAGGTTTAACTCCTGGAGCAGAATGGGCCGAAGCATGGAATACTCTTCGAGTTCCTTATGACAAGGCTCAGGGCATAAATACACCTTTCATAGCACCAATTCTTCGTCCTGCCACAGGACAGCATTATTACTACCGATTCACAGGCCCTCGTCGCTGGTTCGGTTTTGTAGGCTATAACCTTCAATAAGAGCTCTTTGCCTCCTCAATATCCCTAGGGGATCGGATCATCCGGTCCCTTTTTTTTTCTCCTGTCGGTAAGTAAATGGTGCAAGTTTAAACTTTTATGCGTACATTCGCGTTAGTTTAACCAACATAATCAGTCATGTCAGAAACCAACCAACAAGACAGAGAACCTACGGAAGCTGAGTTGAAGGCTTACCGGGAGAAAATGATTCAGTACTACAAAGAGCAGATTCCTTTGCTCAAGTCTCAGAAAGAATATGAGACTCTCCTTGCTGATATCGAAGAAGCACGAGCTAAGCGTGTCACCATGACAATGCGTATTGCTCAAATCATGGCCGGTCCGCCTCAACCTAAGGAAGAGGAAAGACCTAATCCGCCAGACCCAGCTTCGGAAGAAGAACGTCCTACTCGTCAACTTAGAAAGGAGGAAGCATGAAAAAGGAAGATTTCACCTATGCTAAAGTAAAAGCCTCTGTAGAGAAAGCGGGCTTTAAGTTCTTCACCGGGAACATGAACGTTAACATGATCGGTGTACGTTCTAAGAATCGCAAAGTTGACAACTGGGATGACTTCTTTATTCTATGTTGGCAAGAGAACGGTAAGAACATGATCTGGGTAAATGATCAGTTTACTACGGATCCTGGTATTTACTACATGCAGCAGAAGCTTCTTAATCCAGCCGGTTGTGGTATTCTTGCCCGCGGACAATATCGTGGAGTATGGAAGATCGGAAAGCACGGTGCAGCCCAATACGAAGCCTTCGTTCAAACTGGTAACAAAGTCAAGCTTTACCGCGACCGCAACAAGGACAACATAATGGACTTTGATCCTAAGTCTATCATGGAAGGTTTCTTTGGAGTGAACCAGCACCATGGATACGATTCTGTGAATGTGAAGAACAATAGTGCTGCGTGTCAAGTACACCGATACAAAAAGGATCTGGCTTATGTCCTATCCATAGCCAAAAAGAATACAGCAGCAGGAAATGGTGACAGCTTCACCTACACTCTGCTTGAAGAAGGAGTAGATTTTTAAACCAACAAACCATGGCAAAGGTTAACCTCGTAGAAAAGCGGGCTAGGCTTTCTCTATGGGACATAGTTAAGTTCCAGCTGATCACTCATTGCTACCTAACAAAGGCGGCATTGAGCGAATCACAGCTGGACTGTTTGACACTACTCGCTGTAAAAGGTGAGTATGACCTGACAGAGTTCTGTACTTTGGCTAGTACTGAAGGTATCTTCAAGACTACTCAGACTGTACGAAACTGTCTGGTGAAAATGGAGAATGAAGGGTTCATCGTCAAGGAAGGGAAGAACAAGAAGAGAATAATGGTTCATCCTGATTTGAAGATTCAAGCTACTGGAAACGTACTTTTAGACTGTAAGTTTGTGCATGTTGAACCCCAAGAAGCCTAAAGAGTGTGTCAAGCAAACGGCAGAAGCCTTAGGTGCAGATGAGAATCTTGTACAAGATATCGTCGACTTCTATTGGAAAGAAGTTCGTAAAGCTCTAAGTGATCTGCGTGGCCCAAGAGTAGAAGTAGCAAACTTTGGGACTTTCCGGATAAAAAGCTGGAAGCTCCAAGAAGCAAAAGATGATTATCAGAAAGTGCTTACTAAGCATAATCCTGAAAAGATGACATTTCAAAGACATGCTGTGAGAGCAGAGGTCGAACAACGAATGGAGCAAATATCAAAGATGCAAAAAATGGTTGAAGATGATCGATGTCGCAAGCAGCAGATAAAAGAAAAACGCAATGCTGAAGAATCTAGGAGAAATACTCAAACACCGGAAGCAGATTCTTGAGGGAGTGAGCAACTCTATGTTCAAGAAAGATCATGTGGAAAAGATCGCCAAGGAGCGACTTGAAATATGTTCCAAGTGCCCTCTTATCGACAATGAGGGAAGCAAATGTATGGTGCCAGGAACACAACCTTGTTGTTCCGCCTGCGGATGCAAACTCGCGTTTAAAACGCGATCTCTATCTTCAGAATGTGCTCATCCAGATGGACCTAAGTGGCCAGCTATTTTGGAGCAAGATGAAGAAGATAAACTGTACAAGGAGATAGATTACAAACCTGATGGAGAATGAATGGATGGTCTACATACATGTTAGCTACTCACGGTGTTTTTGTAAAAGATCCAACCAGGACAATCTCCATAGTGATGCCTGAGCCATCTAGAGCTGATATCACCTTAGAAGCTCTCGAAAAGCTTGTTAGTAAAAATCGTATAACAAGTATAGAACATCAAGATCTGTTGAAGATGATAAAGTCTCCTGATGAAGAAAACTTGACCATAGCAGAAATTATAATAGAGACCAAGATATGAGCTTTCAGAAATGTCCAGTATGCAATGGAACAGGCCTAGATCCTAGTCCAGGTACTTTTAATACCTTACCTGTATGTCCTACTTGCAGAGGCGCCAGGATAATCAATGAGCTGAGCGGTTTACCGCCAGCTTGTTACATGTCAACTCAAAAACCAACTCAAGATGTCAGTAATATTTCAAGCGAAGGATCACAGCTACAAGAGCATAAATCCTGAAGAAAACATAGACTGGATGAGTGTTACCTCATTCGTAAGTCTCTTTAAACCTAAGTTTGATGCAGCAGCTCAAGCTGTAAAATCAGCTCGTAATCCTAAATCTAAGTGGTATAAACTACCTGTTGAAGAGATTGTAGCTGCTTGGGAGTCGGAAGGAAAACGAGCAACCGACTTAGGTACATGGTATCATGATCAACGTGAAAAAGACATAAGCTCTCATCTTACCATTCAGAGAGCCGGTGTAGAAATCCCTATCATAAAACCCATCTATAATGGAGAACTCAAGATGGCTCCAGAACAGAGACTGGTAGAGGGTATTTATCCAGAGCATTTTGTTTACCTGAAATCTGCAGGTATATGTGGTCAATCCGACCGGGTAGAAGTTGTCAAGTCTACGGTAGACATTATCGATTACAAGACTAACAAGGAGATAAAACTGAAGAGCTTCAAGAACTTTGAGGGAATATCTCAAAAGATGTTAGGTCCTTGTGCTCACTTGGATGACTGCAACTATTACCACTATGCCTTACAGCTTAGTGTATACATGTACATTATCATAAAGCATAATCCTCAACTTAAGCCCGGGAAACTTACACTGCACCACGTTATATTCGAGGAAGAAGGTCTAGACAAATATGGTTATCCTATCGCCAAGAAAGACAATCAGGGTAACCCCATTGTAAAGGAGATCTTCCCGTACGATGTACCTTATCTTAAATCAGAGGTGATAGCTATGATCAATTGGCTACACGAGAATCGTCCAACACTCAAAACTAAATAACCATGGTAAAGAACAAGTACAATGTTCCGCTAAAGATGTGGAGAAAGTTCAAGGAGCACAAAGCTCTTTACAACGACATAATGGATCAGATGATTCCCAACCAGAGTCTGACCACTCATCCCAAGACGCCTAAGATTCCGGATGGTCAGTGGACTACTATCTGTCACAACGCTGCAGTTTATGCTATCTGGGCTCTACAGAAACAACCTCTCAAAAAAGGAGACACTGTTGAGCACTTGAACATGAAAACAGGTAAGACTATAAAACTGAGCAAAGCAAAATGAGCAACGACGATTATCAACAACAACAGTTCTTCAAGATGGATAAAACACACGCGCTAAACTTTCTCATCAAGGAGCTTGCGGATGATAAGCTCATAAAGACGAATGATATCAGAGATGGATATCACTCTTTTGGTGAACTGTATGATCACCGGATTACTCTCTATGTTGCTTTGTGTAAAATGCTTTGCGATGTAGGAGAAGCATCTCGTGTATGGAAATCTCAGTGGCACTCGGATGGCACAAGATTCCCGGATTGGTTTATCTTAGGTATCGATGAGGAGCCTGGTAAACAGATCACGTATCATCTTCCTATGAGCTATTGGGATAAGACCAGCTTTGTAAAGGCTAGAGATCTTGCTCCGTCGTGGGACGGTCATACATCTGAAGAGGTTCTTCAAAGGATTAACGCTTTAGTAGCTCTAAAATCATGATAAGATTATTTGACGTGCAGGATGATAAGCTTGTTCCAACGGAACACTGTTATGCCTTGAGCTTTCTCAAGAACATAATGGATGCTTATCCGGATACTTACATAGAGGTCTACAAGTATTTGTTCTACATGACATGTCCTAATCCGGATGCCAATCCTTTCTTCAATGTTCCTGACGAAGACAAGGAAGATATCATATTGCAAGAGATAAAGGCTGACTTCTCTACAGAAGATGACTTGATCGTTATTGCTAAGGAGAGATGTCGACAGTTGTATGAGACACCTACTGTTAGAGCTTATAACGGTATGGCCAAGATGATGGATCGATTAGCTCGATACATGGAAACTACTCCTATTACTCACGGTCGAGATGGTAACATCAACTCATTGGTCGCCGCCGCCAAAAATTTCGAGGGTATCAGACTCTCGTTTAAAGGGGTGTACAAAGACCTACAAGAAGAACAAAAGACTCACACAAGAGGTGGTGCCGGTTTAGCATATGATCAATAATTCTTACATAGAGGTTCCTACTTGGAAAGATGGTGAGTGGGTAGAACCTACTCTCTTTGAAACCCGCGAGGAGTTTAGACTCTTTGTGCGATCCTGCTTTAAAGAGCCAGGTCAATATGGATTTGACGAGACGAGTTTCCTCTTCAATGAAGAGGGTCGTCGGTATAATCGACAAGGCTTCTATTGCGCAGCACCCTTCCGTAGTAAAGATTTCGTCAAGTACTGGGACGATCAAAAGACTAAATGTAGAAAAGGTGTGATATTTCGTAACGGAGACAAGGTTTGGTATCTCACTAGAGATTACTACATGTGGATCAACTTTCTCCCGATCAACAACAAGGAGACTAGAAGATTCGACTTTCCGGATGTACGTGATGCACAGTATCACATGGCCTTGTATGAAATTCTTGCCGAGCTGAACTATCTCCACTGTGCTATCTTAAAGAAACGTCAGATTGCCTCTTCATACTTTCACTGTGCTAAACTCATAAATCAAATCTGGTTCGAGGAGACACCTATTCTTAAGATGGGCGCGTCTTTAAAAGACTATGTGAACGAGAAAGGCTCTTGGAAGTTCTTGAATGAGTACTCGTCATTCTTAAATGAACACACCGCCTGGTACAGACCTATGAATCCAGGTAAGGTTGGTATGTGGCAGCAACAGATTGAAGAAACAGACACTCGAGGTAGGAAATACATGAAGGGTTTGAAAGGTGTGCTTTCAATGGTAACCTTTGAGAAAGATGCCACATCTGGTGTTGGTGGTCCATGTACTTACTTCTTCCACGAGGAAGCTGGTATCGCACCTAAGATGGATACCACAGTAGAGTTCCTTTTCCCTGCGCTTCAATCTGGACACATTACTACTGGAACTTTCATTGCTGCAGGATCTGTGGGTGACCTTGATCAATGTCAACCTTTGAAAGAGATGGTTCTTAAACCGGGAGCGAATAGTATATATGCCGTGGAGTCAAATCTCCTGGATCATGAAGGGACTGTAGGGCTCACCGGATTGTTTATTCCAGAGCAATGGTCTATGCCTCCATATATAGATCAGTATGGTAACTCTCTTGTTGAAGAAGCTGTAAAGGCCATCGATCTAGAACGTGAAAAGTGGAAGAGAGATCTCTCACCAGAAAAGTACCAGCTTCGTATCTCCCAGCATCCAAAGAATATTGCTGAAGCATTTGCCTACAGAAAAGTATCCAAGTTCCCACTTAACCTGGTTGGTGCTCAAAAAAGACGTATCCTCGACAAGGAATACCCTATTGAGTTTTTAGATCTACAGCGAGATGAGCACGGTAAGATCCAAGCCAAAATAAGCAATAAGCTGCCGATCATAGAATTCCCTATTACGAAAGACATTGAGGATAAAACAGGTGTAATCGTAGTTTACGAAAGACCTGATCCTACTGCTCCATGGGGAACGTATTATGCTTCTGTCGATCCGGTTTCAGAAGGTAAGACCACTACGTCAGAATCTCTTTGCTCGATATACGTGTACAAGAATCCGATCGAAGTTACCCG